TAGAAGTCTGAGTATGACGAGACTTCTTAGTTTTGCCGCCATAACCTTTAAAAGCAACTCTTCCAACGTTATACACGCCTTTAGCTACTTGAGCTGCTCTAACAGCAGATCTAACAGTAGGAGATAATGAACTAGCTGCCATCATGGCCAAACCACGAGCAGCAGAAAGACCGGAGGATGAAGGAGTTAAAGGTTTCCTACGTGAAATCGTTTTAACCATTTTTTATTTTAGGAGAAGTCAATAACTTGTTCTTGAGATTCTTTATGAATCACATTGAATCTACGTAACAACGGTTCGACAGTTTGAGGATCAGTCCAGATTTGTTCAGGAGTGTAATTAGATGTGACAATTACTATCTTCGGTCGAATATACTTCATGGATCCTTTGATACTTGCTTGCATTGGCCAGCGATCTGCTAGTCTCTTCATAAGACCGCCCCATTTGATCTGATACACATCAAAATCTTCAAGATAAACAACGTCTTCATCGTTGTATCCATCAAACCACTTAAGATCGTCCATTGACTTCTTGTAACAGTCAGGAAAGGTAGTTTCCACAGAATAGGATTTCCCAGTGCCAGTATCACCATGAATCCAGAAACATTTCACATCCACAGGAGCAGGTTTGATCATATGATCTTTAGAGATCGATTTAAGAGTACTATAACACCTGATATAAATATCAGCGTCAATTTCGTCAAGATTACCCGCTTTAGCCAGTTCCCTGGCTCGCTGCCATCTAAGTTTCTCGGCACGTCCCTTGTTGTCGTTGGAAGTAGGTTTCTCTCCACGCTCGATGAGAGACCCAACCTTCGAACAATAAATATCGTTCTCGGCAATAGATCCAACCATAACCGATAAATGGCATCCTGGTAAAAGCTTTCGAGCCGCCTGAACAGTCTTTGTTGAATGAAAAGCAACATATCCCTGGAGATGGGGAGTGCCAGTTGTTGGAGCAACCTCATGAGAGTACGCGATATACTTGCAGTTAAGTCCATCAACAAGTGAAGTGTCAGGGTAATTATTGTACGTAAAACAATAATTTCTATGACGCGACATTATTAAAGTCGCGAGGGGTTTAGCGCTGTATTTATACTAGATGTCGGAGTTTAAACGCGACGTTCGCAACGCCACATCTACTCAGCGCAGAAGGTCCAGGTAATAATATGCTGGACCTTCTGAGTAGGCTAACCCTAACCCTACCCTGCGGGGCTAACACAATTAAGGCTAGGGTAGTATGATTGACATAAGCCTTAGCCGGCAGGCCATGACTGAGCCACTGGGGTTCGCCACTCTTTCGGCTGCGAGCACTCGCCAAGAGCGTCACCCCGTGCCGGTTAAACTTAAATTACCGGTTAAACTATTAAATGACCGGTTAAATTATTAGATTAAAAAAGCATTTTTTTATTATTATTCGGCCGACGACCGCGTGGTGTTTCGGCCGACTGTTTACTATATAAAGAGAGGTTCCCCCCGTTGTTTTTAGCCATCTCAAATGGCTACTCCTCTTCAAGTTACTTCTGTCTTCCGTGAAACTCGATCTCATAACATCTTTGAACATGAGATGGACAAGAGAGCTATCAATACCTTTGAAGCTCTTGAACTATTGTATTGGAATGAATGGGAGGCAGCTTGTAAATTCCAAGATGAAGTAAAGCAAACTGAAGTAATGCGAAGAATCTCTGCATTGCAAGATATCATTAGGGAATTTAAGACAGATGCATTAGGTAGATAGTTAATATATTACTTTATGGAATATTATCCCTTTCAAAAATAGTAAGATTAGACTTCAATGGAGGCGTTTTAGTAGTTCTCAAAAACGACGCGATTTCTAACTTACGTTCATACTGAATAGTAACAGGATTATCACTGGGTGTTCGAAGTGTCTCTGCCAATTGAACTAATTGACATTTACCAGAACCACCAGAATAGTTAGTACCATTTCGGTTATTATCTCTAATCCTATGTAAGAATGTCATAATAGAGCATTCATACTTATGAAAAATAGTAGTCTTTTTCATTGTACCAGGTTGTAAAATAACTTTTACTTTCTTATTACAATTACTCCAAATCTTAGGATCAGGAGCATTTTGCATAGTGTTCTGCAATTGAGCAGAACGAATCAATTGAACATCGCCACTATCTGGCATTGTAGTCAATGGAACATTTGCAGTACCAATGTTTAAAAATTTAATTTTTGGAGTAGCTTGACTAAACTCAAACATAGTGCCATCAACCGGTTGATTATCAACACGTTCGGACGACTTGTCTCCTGCTGCAGCTCCCGCTCCAGCAGTTCTGTTTTGAATTATCAAAGTAGACTTTACGGCTAAATGAAGACGTTCGTAATTTAAATTCAAACTAGACACCATTCTAAATGAAGTAAGTACTCCAGTATCCGCAGCATACAAAATAAGTTTGTGCGGTTCCAAGAATGATATGTTGCTAATGTATTCTTGCATTTGAAATGCAACATTACCCATACTACCAACACCAGTAGCTGACAACAAACTTTGGAAAGTTGCATTATCCAAAATATTAATAGTTTCCGCAACGGCTTCCCCAGCATCAGTGGGGTTCTTAACTACATATACAATTCTAAAACCATCAGAATTATTAAAAGCAGCAAGAGGCAACTCATCAAAACTGTCACCAATATGATGACCAGCTTTAGCAAATAACTTACGCAACATTGCTCCAGCAATAGATTTGGTCATATTAATACGATGCTTCGTAGAATGACCAACATATACACAATCAGGATCTTGAACTTTACCATATTCCTCAATATCCAACTTATAACCCATTTGCAGCGATTTAGTAAATACGCTGTCTTTAGATTTACGAGGTTTCTTAAATTTACCGGCATAAACACCGGTTGAAGTGGTATTCCACTTAGAAGAACCACGTCTATTAGAAGTCTGAGTATGACGAGACTTCTTAGTTTTGCCGCCATAACCTTTAAAAGCAACTCTTCCAACGTTATACACGCCTTTAGCTACTTGAGCTGCTCTAACAGCAGATCTAACAGTAGG